TTGGTCATCAATATAAATAGTATCAAAGCTGTTTATCTCGTGCGTAGCCACCAAAATAACTAGATGCAGTTTTTGGTCGCTGTCAGTGCTTTCTGCGTGTGCTAGCAAACCAGATATGCGCGTTTTGCCATAAACAAATCTACGCGGATGCGTAGGCTGTTTAATCATCTGCGTTCTGTTTTGTGCGTCTGCGGCATAATCCGCATATGATGGCAAGTCTGGTTTAGGTGTGAGTGCAACAGACGCGCCAGCCGCAGCGATAGTAGCCGCAGCCATAACCCAGTTACCGCTAACAGCGTAAACTGCGGCAGTGATTAGCGTGGCAGGATTTTTTACCGCTTGCTTAACACCACCAACAAAGCTGGAAAACCACGACATTATCTAGCCCCACAATATCTGTTTTTGCTGCAAATCAGCGACAAATTCTAGCCCTTTATCGTTAGGGTAATCTATCTTCTGATCTTCGCTAGTATAACGCCTTTCACGCGAAATTTCCAAATCAATCAAACGGCTTTCGCCTGTTATATTGATAGTGGCTATATCATTGCTTTCCGCTATGTTCATAACGTCCATATGGCCTTTGAAAAGCACATAAGGCGTATCGTTTATGCTACCTGTATTATCTAAAGTGCCGAAATAAAGCGTAATATCTCTGCCTTGATAGTTTTCTGATAAAGCCGCAGATAGCAAATTAGACGGGATGCCTGATAGCTGCACGTTAATGCCTGTTGCTCTAATCTCGCTAGTCTCATCTACAGTAGTTATCTGCATAAAATCAGCCGCACCTATATAGGTATCGCTGTCAATAGTGATATCACCGTAGCCTGTCCATAGACGTATAGCACCGCCAGAAAAATCCATTTCTACAGCGAAAAACGGCTGTACTTCATCAGCCGATAATGCATTTGTAAAATCAGTGCCTAGTGAACGTGTCATAGTGCCTCAACCGCCCCAAATGTCATGCTGTAAAAGCCAGCCTGATTTATCTGCCAGTCTGTAACATTAGTGCCCAACCTAAACAGACCAACCGCACTGCTAACGACCACTGCAGCCCCATCGCTAGGGCTACTACGCAAATCAGGCCAGATAGTTAGTGCAGCCTCACCAGAAGCGTTTGTATCTACATCATCCAGCACTTTATACAGTTGTGCGCTAGTGCCAGTGCCTAGCTGTATATAATCGCCAGCTAGTAAGTATCCTGTTTCTGATGTAGGCAAGCCATCTATGTTTAGCGTGTCACCAGTTTGCGATGCACCATTTACAACAGGTGTACCAGCCGCACTAGAGGCAGTGCCGCGCGGAGTAGCCGCATTCGGATCGCCCATAGTAAATGTGCCATAAGAGCCGTAAAGCTTCATAAAGAAGCTAATCCAAACTTCTGCCTGTGCGCGTTTCATAGGCGGCAGTGTTATATCTGCTTCCCAGCGTTGCCCTGCGTGTTTATGCACTTGCTGTTTTAGGTTAAAAGGCGAAACTGTAGTGCCTACAATATTACGCGCCATAAGGTTTATGCTTGCCACGCCTGATGTGGGGAAGGTTAGCGGATAAGTTATTGCCATCTTTTATGCCCCGAATGCTGTACCGAATGAACCGCCACGCCTTTTTGCGTCTAGAACGCCAGATACGGCTGCGTTTTGTATCTGCGGCAACATATTCATTACCTCTGTTCTAACTGTCTGCGCTACGCCAGTGCTTAGATTAATTGTTTGATTTACGGTTACACCGCCACCGCCACCCATAGCGTTGTTAGGCACTATAGTGCCGCTTTGATTAGGCACGAACATTTCTGCACCGCGCTCCCCAACCATATACGCCTTACCAGCCGTTACCGCACCGCCATTGGCTCTAAAGCCGCCAAATAGTGCGCCTAGTAAATTGCCGCCGCCGCCCATACCGCCCATAATGCTGCCTAACGCTTTACGCGCGGCTATACGGGCTAAATCAGATAAGATGCTGTTAGCCATAGAGCGAAATGCGTCTTTAGCTGACATTGTGCCAGTGACCATACCAGCAAACGCATCTTCTAATTTGTTTAAGCTATTTACTGCAAGCTGGTCTAAGCTTTTGCCTACTTGATGCGATGCATCTTCATACTGTTCTAGCGAAGTTTTTGTTAGCTGTAACTTAGGCGATAAATCACCTACTGCGCCAGCTAAATCGCCAAACTCATCATAAAGAATTTTAGTGCCTATTGCCGCAGTGTTAGTGCTTTCTGCCAAGCCGCCAGAACCACCCAATTCGGTGTTCATGTTGTCAACAGAATTTAAAAGCCTGTTAAAAGCATCATTAGTGCTTAAAGTTATAGTGCCTAGCTGCAAAGTTTCTTCGCGCACATTCCCTGCTTGGCTTTGCAATTCTTCTAAACTGCTTCTTAACGTGCCTACAACTGCAACTGCGCTTATATTGCGATTAGCTAAATTTTCTAATTCCATACTCACTAAAGCAATATTTTCTGCTGTTCTGTTAGCAGGGTCGGCAAGCCGTGATAAAGATAACTTTATCTCTGCCATAGCATCTGCAAAATTCTGCGAACCGTTCATGCCGCTTAATTTTTCAAATTTCATGATTAAATCATTAAAAGATTTATCAAATTCTGCGCTGGTTATGCCGCCTCCAAAAAAACGCTCTAACTGGTCAAAGCCTTTTAAAATACTGTTAATTTGACCGATTAGGATATTTGCAAATTTTATCATAGCCGCGCTAGCATCGCGCGTAGCGATTATTATGCTTCTAGCTAGATTTTTGCCGAACTCCTCTGCACCGCCTGCATTTTTTATTGCATCGACTAATTTATTTGTAATTAAATCTACTATTTCTCTCAAAGCAGGAGCAAATGCCGCCGTTAACTGGTCAGATGTGCCTTTAAAAATACTAGCTAAACGCAACAAGCTATCATTTGCACTTTCAACACCTTTAACAGCACTGGCAGATAATATAAACCCTAAATTCTCTGCATCCTGAAACATAGCTTGCAAAGCTTTAGAACCGCCCTGCAAAGTATTAACAAACGCTACGCCCTCACTATCAAATAGCTTAAATGCTAATCTTACTTTATCGCCACTATTTTGCACATCATCAAACGCATCTGCTAAAATCAGCATTTGCTGTTCTAATGACATGACATTTAGTTTCTTGGCATCTATACCTAACTCTATTAGCGCATCTTTTGCTTCGCCAGTTTCTTGCGCTGCTTCTGCTAATCTTCGCGTAAACCTCTGTATAGCCATATCAACAGTGCGTGTTTCAACGCCTGCCTGTTGTGATGCAAATCTAAGTTTTTGTAATTCGCTTGTTGCGATGCCTAACTTACTAGATGTTTTGCCTAAAATGTCGATGCTTTTAAGAGAAGATTTGACTAGCAAGCCTAGACCAGCCGCGCCAGCAACAGCAGCAATAGAAGTTTTAAAACTAAATAAAGCTTTGCTTACTCTAGCTAAACTTCTACGCACTGCGCTAAAAGCTTTTTGCGTTACATCAACGGCAGTAATTTTAAATTTAAGATTTGGCTGCGCCATCTTCTACCACCTTGAAATAAGCTATCCACTCGTTAAACTCTGATAGGCTCAACTCTTCTATCTCGCCCTGAGTTTTGTGTAAACGATCCGCCAAAGCCATAAGATTTAGCCTTAACGGATCGCTTTTTAGTTTTTTTCCTGTTCCTCAATCTCCACAATATCGCCAAACATCTTGCCAGCGATATCGGCTATGAGGCTGACAGGTTCGCGCATTAACGTTGCTTTATCTTCTAACGTAAAAGCGCGGTTTCCATCTGCATCTTCTGCCTTTGTAATAATCAGGTCAATCATGCCATCGATAGTCATGTTGTTAAGAAAGTCTTTGTGCTTTCTTTGTAACTTAGAAATATCGCCAGCAGTAATCGCTCCAACATACAAAAGAACTGGCGCATCATCGCCCCATTCGGGAACTTCAATAACGCGCCTTTCTTTATTGCGGTTAGCCGCAATCTGATTACCAATAGACATAATTTAGACAGTGCCTTCTGTAAGTGCGCCAGTGCCTTGGAATGAAACAGAAGCCTCTACCATCCCATCAAATGATGCGTTGATAGTGCGCCCTGTTACAATAATAGAGCCTGATAGCTGGTGGTCACCTGTTGTATCACCTTCAACTTGCACATTAATTGTGCCTGTATCGCCCACCTGTACGTCTAGCTGGCCTGTGTCTGTATCGTCAAAATATACATCCATAGAGCCGCTAAATGATTTAAGGCCGCTAGTATAGGTGCGGTCTGTATCACCAATGCTGCTATCTTCGATAACATCCATTGTTTGCTCTAAAGAATATGTGCGAATTTCGCCAATAGTGTTGCTGCCGATTTTAACAACACCGTCTTTACCCACTAAAGTTGCCATTTAAAAATCTCCTATTAAGCGGCAGTTTCTACGTTATTTTCAAGTGTGCGGTATTGCACCTCAACAGTGAAGCGGCCTATACCAACGATTTGTTCACCATCGCCAGTAAAGTCTGCTTCGAACGCTGTAACTTGCAAATCTTTTGCCAAGCCACCTAGCGTAACATCAGCCGCTAATGCTTCCTCTATATCTACGGCTATAATATCTAACTCATCATCGTGGGGATTGCTGCCAGAAACATAAGCCTCCACACCCACTTCTAAAACCCTGTTAATTGAACGCGGTATATGCAAAGTATCGAACTCAACCGCTTCTGATTTAGTATATATTACCAACGCTGGTAATTTAAGACGCTCAATAGGAAACACTCTAGTGGCGTGCACGCTGTTGCCAGTTGTAGGCAAGCCAGTTAACGCGGTAACTACTGCATCCCTGATTTGCTTTCTAACGTGCGCCATTATTGTTTTTCCAAAATTAAAGTAGTCATGCCAGTGCCATCATCTTGCACAATACGCACATTATAATAATAGCCCTGTACTAACATTGTATCCCCATCACGCGCGTTAGATACATCTGCTGTTCTACAAACAAAGCGCGGCTGTTGCATCGCAATACCAACACCCCCGCCAGCGTCAACCTCTATAAAATCCTCATCAAAGATACCATCTATGCTAACGCCAGCACCGCCCTGCGGTGTATAGGTAGCAGAAATGCCAAAATCATCAACGCTTATAAAGATTGCTCTATCGTCTGCGGTTTCTACAGCCATTATTCTGCGCTTTCAGCCTTAACTTTCTTAACTGGCGCATCTTTAGATGCAAAGCCTCTATCAATAAGCTTTTGCGCTATAACTGGCGGTAAATCATAATTTTTGCCCTTTTCAAGAGCCGCGCCACCACCTACGCAATCTGCTAAAATATAAACCTTCATTTTTTCTTGCCTCTTTTGACAATTGCGCCAGCAGATTTCCTTGTTAAACCTACTGCGCGGTCAGTGATGCTAGTATCATCGTGCGGCTGCGCCTTCCCGATGTTAACCAAATCAAGAGCAATATTGTCTGGCAAATCTATAACATCGCCAGCGATAACCTCTTTGCCCTGTACTAAACAAGTGCGTGTAACTTTAACCTTCATCACTATCCCCTATAAAGATAGCAAGGGCGGCTGATACCGCCCCTGCTGTAGATATTTAGGCATCAATGTCCAAGCAAGCCGCGAACGACTGGCTATGACGTACTGCGATGTCCATTTCCTGCATCACGCGGATACGAACCGCGCCGCTGCTGCCGCCAGTGTAGGGGTCGATCAGGATATCAGGAGTAGAGAAGAAGCCCATCATTAGCTGGCTAAAGTCACCAAAAATCAACGCAGATGCAGTTGTTAGTGTGCCTTTAGTTAGTTCTGATGGTACGTTGTTTGTGGTTGTCACGTTGTAACCGTAAACATTGTTGTAAGGTGCTTCCAGAAGCATGATGCTGTCTGTTGATGCTACCTTAGAAGTTGACGCCATATGGCTCTTAACCTTTGGATTGGTTAGATAAGCCAATGTGTTGCCGTTGATGGCAGCATTGTCTACTTCAACTTCTTTCACTAGGTCAGTGATAGCTTGCCACGTCAAATCGCCACCGTTTGCACCGATAGCAACAGAACCGATACCAGTAGTACCAGTGATGCCTGTAGGCTCATTAGAGCCGCCACCTTCGATAGCTACATCTTCGATTTTTTGCGCAATGCTGTTTAGCAAATCATCACGAACAATCTGTTCAACTGATGGGTCGCTTTGGATCATCAGTAGGCGTGATACGTCAGTGAATGCACCTAGCGATTTAGGTGACATTGTGATTTGTGAGAAAACAGCGTTAACCTCAGAAGTCGCACCATTCTCTGCCACAAAACCAGCAGAAACGCCAGTTGATAGCTTTGGAATAGCCACATCACCTTTAAGGCCAGACATTACGCGCGAACCTAGCTCAGAGAAAACCAAACGTGCGCGGAGCGCGTCTACAAACTCATTACCTAAATGCTCTGTAGGCTTCAAGAAACCACCAGCACTGTTTGTTCCAGCAGTTAAATCACGCTTGCCTGTCCAGAAATGGTCTGGTGCATAGAAGCCGCGTGCTTCACGACCAGAGCGCATTGCAATCTCTTCTGAAACTTCACGCTCTAAGCCCTGCAAGCCAGAACCGTTAACCAGACCGCGAACAGCTTTCATAAAGCTATAATCGCGCTCTTCTTTAGCTGACATTTCAACCGCACCGACAGACTGTTCTAGCGGTGTGCCTTCGCCAATTGCGTCCAGTAGAACGCCTCTGAACTGTGCAACAGATAGGCCATCGCCAATAGCTTTATCAGCTAAGTCTCTGCGGTTATGCTTTTGTGCTAGCTTGATGATTTCGCCAGCATTCTTCTGGAAATCGCGCTTAGCTGCTTCTGATGCTGCTTCGCGGATTTCATCCACATTTTGTTCTGTCATTTTTGGAGTTTCCTTCACTTCTATGACGGTTTTTGTTTCAGCACTGCGATTAACGCCTACCCCTGCATCAGCAGGAACGCTCACAATGCTAGCCTCGTATGGCATCCAAGAATTAACGCTGACCGTGCCAGCCCTATCATTCTTAGCGTCCATATTGCGGATTTGGTAGCCGATGCTGACGTTGCTTCTGATACCATCCTTAACGTCATCGTAAATCTCTCTAGCAAGCGCACTTTTTCCAAAGCGCACCACTGCCCGTAGTCTGCGGTCAGTTGCATCAAGATATGTACGTTCGACAACGCCAATTTGTTTAGTTAAATCGTGGTCTAGCAATAAAGGTGCATGACCAGAGTTTAACCGTGTTAAATCTACTGCCTCTTCGCTATGCTCTAGCACTTCTAGGCCAAATGAACGCTCTACAGGCTCTTCTGATGATAATGACATTCGCACCCTGCGGTCATCTTCATCCACCATTTCGCCTTCTGCTGCGCGGAATGTAAGCGCAGAACGGTCGAAGCGTTCCATTTCTTCTTCATCATAGCCAGCCGTTTCAGTAGCTACAGGCTCTTGCATTTCGCTTTTGCCATACGTGATAACGTATTCATCATCCGTTTCAACAATGTTTTTAATATGTCTATCCATCGCGTTCACCTCGCTATCAAAATACCGCAAATCAGCTATCTTAGTCAATGTAGAGAACTTATGACCAACTAGCCTATCTGTTTCATCAAAGCCTTCATCGGTGCGTTGATATAAGCGTATTAGCGCGGCAGGGTCATCAGGTGTGCCGTTAATAGTAAAATCGCTATCAGGCACGTTTATAGAGCCATCACGCTCTATTCTCTCTATCTTGCCACGCGCTCTACCGCCAGAAGAGTCCCACGATACTGAGTCACCTACTGATAGCGCATCTGGTGCAGCGCGTTCACCTTCATCAATTCTATCTAACATAGCATCTTTACTCCTAGCCCACGTTTGCCCTGCATCACCGCCCCACGCTGCCCACGCTACGCGGCCTTTTGATGGGTAGCCCTCTTCACCAGAGCTAAACCCTTCGGCTTGTTTATCTACTTCGTGGCGGCTAAAAAAGCTATGCATTCTGCGTACTGTATCAGCCGATAATTCCTGACGATTTACAAGCTGACGCGCTCTTGCTACAGCTACCGCAGTGCCGCCCTGATTGCCTTCTTCACGCCACTTGAAGAATTTACGCGCCTCTGCCGCCATCCCCTCAGTAGGCTTTAAGCTAATGTCTGCGCCTTTATACTTCGCCATCTTGTCCTACATCAATGCTAGGCTGCGCTGGAAGCTTAGTGCCATATGGCTGGAAAGCGGTGTCAATACCGTATCGGTCTGCTAATTCGCTCTCGCGGTTTATCTGTTCAAACACATCTTCGGTGTCTTTACCGTATTGAGCGTGAATGTCCTGTAGCGTAACGATGCCATTGTTCAGCGCGGTTACACTTGCATTTATTTCCTTTTGTGGGTCTACCCACGCAAATCCGCGTGGCCTATAGATTACGTTATCTGCGAATAAATCATATTTGCCCATCGGCAGATTTAGCTTGCCAACAGTAATAGCCATTTCTAGCCACGCCCGATAAACAGGGTCAATAAATGCATCAATCATAAACTGCTG